GCCATGAAACGGTCAGTTTTTTCACACGTGTGTTCCGACCATTTGACCAAATCATCAACGGGTACAGACAGTTTGAATCCTTGTCGGAGGTTGATGTGTTCAGTCATTGAAGCCTCCGAGGTTCAGCTGGACGAGCGTGTCGGCGGTTGTTTTCGTCATCGCGGACGGGGGCACTTCGAGACTGTTGAGACAGTACGCACACTCGTACAGGGCACGTCGCAGTTGGTCACGCTCGAGGCGGAGCCGTTCTATTTCGGCGACCAGCCGTTGAATTTGATGGGTGGCCTGCTCCATGGCGGCGGCCGCTTCACGCATCACGTGGGCTACCGGGTCGATGTTGTCGGGCATCGGATCTCCTTATTGTCGGGTTGTGCGACCAGTATAAACAAGCCCTGTGGTGGATTTGTGGATGCGGGTTCGTTCGCGTTCCGTCGTGCCACCCCAAATGCCGATCAGCGACCGAGGGGAAAACGACATGGCGTACATGATGCAGTCGTTGACAACCGGGCAGGTACGGCAAATCTGCTTGGCTTTCTTCGTTTTGCGGATGCCGTCTTGTCCGGGGCCCGGAAAGAACAGTTCCCGTGGTTCACCAATGCAGGCGGCTTTGGTCATCCAGTCGGGTCGGTTGACGTCTAACACTGGCGGCTCCATGGCTTCCAGCCGCACCCCTGATGGTCTTGATGCCAACGCCAAATTTCTAACGCCATCATCAGGTTGAGGCGTGGGTCGCGGATCTTTTCCCACGGCCCAAAATACTCCTCGAATTCGTCACGCCAAACGGTGTTGATCTGCATCAGCCCGTTGTCGTTGGCGGACGAGATCACGTCGGGTTGGCAACGGGATTCCGACCACATCTCCTCCAGCACGTTTTGCAGCTCGTCGGCAGGCCAGCCGACCTCGAGCACCAGCGGTGCCCATTCTTGGCAGGGTGTGTCGGGTGCTATCAGCATGCCCAAGTCGGCTTGCATCGCCTCATGAGCCGTTTTAGGGGCTTCTAACGTGGTCGTGGTGGTGGGTGCCGGCGTGGACGGCACGGGCAGGATGACGACAGTGCGGGGCGGGGCCGGTGGGGTGATGGTCGCCACGCTGGTTTGTGGGGGCCGGTCGTCGACCAGCCGGTGGATCAGGTCACCTCCCACCGTCATCGTGGCGGTCAGCCCGGCGAATAGCACAAGCAGGTGTTTGGGTTTCATGGTTCCTCCGTGTCGGGTTTCCGAGGTCGGGAGGTGTCTAACAGATGCGTGCTCCTATGTCACGTCTTTCATTTGATGCGGGTGGGGACGGGTGTCGCGTCCGCCCAATTATCCACATGGGTTTCCACATGTATCCACATGCCCCCCGGGCCGGGCGATTTCGGGATCATGCCTTTACCGGCCTGCCAGTAGCGGGTGCCCTGATAGTCGTGGATGCGTTGGATGCCCAATTCTTTGCTGTAATTGATTAGCCACGGCAAGATGATCCACTCGAGCTGTGCCCGGTCGGTGTAGCCGAGGTCGACGGCCGCCCCGAAAGCGTGCGATGACCATACGGTGCCCCCGCGGATCGCTCGCCGGTTGTAAATGCCGAGGTTGCTCATGTTCCAGGTGTCCCGGCAGTAGGCGTGGATTTGCACAAGGTTCGGGGATTTGGTGACATACGGGGCGGCTGGTTCGCCCATCTTTTGCCACGATTTGAATTTGGTGGCTTTTGCCATCAGTAATCCCCGGACGGCTGAAGGATGATGCACTGGTGCGTGCCCGCTGTCGTGATGGCATAAAGGCTGTTTAGCGGGGGGAGCACCAAATAGGTTTGTGACCCGCCTTTGATCGTTAGGCCGGTCGAGCTGGTGACGTTGGAGCCACCCAAATGGATGTCGTTGCCGACTGCTTCAATCCAAATGGTGCGGGTGGCGTTTTCGGTGGCGGAGACCAGCAGGGTGGCGGTGGTCGTGACGCTGATGCTTGAGGAGATCATTTAGGGTCTTTCTTCTTGATGATCGGGTCAACGGGTTTGCCGGTGATGGCGGCCATGCCGTTGCCGACGCTGTAGCCGACGATCATGGTGATGATGGGTAGCCCTTGGTCGGTTTGGATGGCGTTGGCGATCAGTAGGACGGTCATGCAAATGAGGGCCACAAGGGCAATCAGGGCTTTGGAAGGGTTGACGCTCATGCGAAAATCCACCAAATCAGGACGGCCGTCATGGCAATGATCGCGATCGGGATCTTCATGGCTTGTCCGGGAAGGTGACGGTAGGACCGGGCTTCCATGTTGCCGGGAAGTCGCGGAGGGCTTGCCGGTAGTCGGCCCATGCCTGGCGGTCGACGGGTGCGTCAGGTAGTTGCGTCCAGTCGGATTCGGCGAGTAGCCGGTCACGGTGGAGGCGACAGCCGTCAAGCCATTGGTCGTCGGTCAGTTCAGCGTCGGTCGGGTTGGGTAGGTGGATTGTGGTCATCATGCACTCGTCTCGTATACGAAGGTGACGTTGAGGACGTCGTTGGTGGCCCATGTCATTGGCACTGTGTTCTGCACCTCGGAGCCGGTGTCTGTCGCTTGGAGCACCATTTTGTTGCTTCCAGCGATGCCGGTAACGCGGTAGTACGTCGTTCCAGCGTCAAGGATTCGCCCGAATGCGTTGCCTCGAGTGGCGTTACCGATCGGCACCGAGAACAGCCACAAGCCCGAGCATGTGGTTGTTGTTGTGCTTCCCCATGTCAGCACGTAGTTGACGACGACGAGCTTCTGGATGCGGAAATAGTTGCCAGTTAGAGAGCCGTTGTTAATGGTGACTAAGCCGCTTGTGTTCCCGACAATAGTTGGGGTGAACGTCTCCGTTGCGGCCCCCAATTGGTTCATGGTGGCGGCGGTCAACACCTGCCCTGCCGTCAATCCTGCTGTGTATTGGGTTGCCATGAGTCACCATCCAAGTCTGCTGGTGTCAAGGATACCCAGCGTGCCGGAGTCAAGAGTGAAAAATTGGTAATAGGTCAACGGGCTGAACGTAAGCGTCCAGCGGGTTTGTGATGGTGTGATGCTGAGTTGCCAGCCCTCAAGGACGACTTGCACCGTGGTATCTAATGAGGCACCGGGCACCCTATAAACGAGATCGTATACCAGGCTTCGCGGCAACGAGTCTTGAAAAAGTTGATAGGCGGTTGCGTTTTGCATGGTGTCGGAAAAACCGATACGGAACCTGAGGGATGACGGATTGGAAAACGTGTTAGCGATCCATGCGGCGTTACCGTCTGCTTGGGTGGTGTCATAGTCAACGGTGGACGAGCTGTAGAACGCGGTTCCGTAAGTAGTGACTGATGAAGCGTTGGCTTCGGTTTGGGCGGCAAGGCCGACAGGCTCAACTGTGGCTGTGTTGATGAACGACAGTCCGTTTTGGATGCGGTCAAATTCTTGATAGCCGATAGTCCCTGACGATGCGGTGCGACCAAAATAGAAACTGCTGATCGATTGATTGGTGACTTGATTACGGGCGTACGGCAGAATGTATTGAATCCCGTCTGTCGTACGGACTCCAGTGCGGATAACGCCGCGTTCGGTGGCGTTCAGATAGTTGATTTGGTTCAGGACGGTGCCTGTGTACGTTTGGGCTGACGCAGTCGAGTTGCCGCCACCGCCACCGGATGTGAACACGATAAGGTCGGATGGGAGCGGGTCGCCGTTGAATTGTCCGGCCTGACCAAAAGTGGCTACTTGGGTCAGGCTTTTACTGGTTGCCTGGTAGCGGCCGGAACGGGCCAAAGCGTCGACGCAGGTGATGGTGGCTGTTGGTAGCCCGGTATTGCCAGGGTAGTCGCTGTAGTCGATCTCTTGGACTGTCCACCAGTCTTGGAATCCACCAGTGCCTGAGCCGTTGCGTCGCACAACGATTTTGTCGTTAAACGCAAAGTTGCTGGCGTATTCGCCGGTGTTGTTGATGGTGAAACGAAGGGTGCCTCCGGGGTACGGATCAAGGTATTTTTCGCGGCCCTGGCTGATGGACGCTGACAGCACTTTGGATGTGAAGTTCAGGCCGGCATAGGTGCTTTTGATGAACTCCCAGTTGCTGGCGGCCATGTTACATCGCTCGAGTATTCACGGGCACCGGCCCGGACTGGCGGACGTACGATTGCAACGCTCGGACGACCTCGTTGGGGTCGGCGGACGTGACGGTGACGTTGACTGTGTTTCCGCCCATGGCCCCGTTTGGGGTGACGTACCCGCTACGGGCACCCATGGTCAGCAGCTCGGGGCCGCGTTCACCGACAAGGTAGGTGCCGCCAGCCGTGACCGGCCCACCGGCCGCTCGAGGGCCACGGAACCGCATTGCGTTTGTCAGGCTGGTGCCTGGATTATTGGACATGATGTCCAGCAAGCGAATTGCTGATTCAATTTCGCCGGTATCCACCAGCACTTTGATGCGGTTTTGTTCTGCGTTTGTCAAACCGATGATTTCGATAAGTCGTGCGACGGCTTCGTATGCCCCCTGTGTCGCCTCCTCGTAGTCCATGACTTTGCTGGGGTCGCTAAACGCGGCAACGGCTGCCGCTTGTAAGTCTTGGACGGCACGTTGTGCATTTCGAATGGCTTCGTCTTTGTCGAACTGACCGAGCAAAGCCTGCCACGCATAGTTCAGTTCGTTAGTTGTCATGCGAACGTCGTCTTCTTTGTCCGCTAAATATTCAAGGGCAGTTTGTGCGTTTCGCATTGCCGCATAACCGTCTCGCCATGCGTTGCGTTGATCGTCTACGGATTTTTTCAGACCTTCTGCTGTGCTGCTTAGGTTTGCCATACCAAACCCAAGTTTGTTGCTCAGTTCAACGCCTTTGGCAAGAAGTTCGGCCAGTTGGGCCAGCATCGGAATGAGGTTTTGACCGAGTGCCATGGATAGGTCGGTAGTAGCGTCGTTCAATTTGTCCATGGCCGCCCGGTAGTCGCGGGCCTGCTTTACTTCGCGATCGTTGATGACCTTTTGATCGGATACTTCAGCAAGACTTTTACGCAGTTTGTCGGAGCCAAGGCCGATCAGTTCGGCCATCGACTGCCAGCCTTTGCCGAGCAGTTGCGATGCGACACGGGCACGTTCGGCGGGGTCTTTGATGCCGTTGAGTCGGTCAATAACGTTTAGGAACGTTTCGTTAGCCGACATGGCCCCGGTTTTGGAATAGCCGATTTCAACGCCAAGTTCCTTGAACAGTTCGGGGCTGGTGCCCAGCGTCTTGTTCATTTTGCCTATGGCTCCCTCGAGGGTGCCTGCTTCTATGTCGAGGTCGCCAGCCACCTCGATTAGGCGGGACGCTTCCTCTGTGGCGAGTCCGGTGGCATCGGAGAATTTGCCGGTAGCGATGGCAAGTTCCTGAAATTTTTGTGCTCCGTCAAACGCAAATTTGGCGATGGCCACGCCGGCCGTGGCGGCAAATGCGACGGCGTTCTTTTTGACAAAGTCAAGGGCGACGGCTGATCCGGCCTTGAATTTGGCCATGCCACCTTCGGCTTGTGCGACGCTGGTACGGAAGTCGGAGAAGGCCTTCATGGCCCCCTTGATCCCGGTGTCAACAAATTCGCTGACTATGGGGATTGATACGGCCATCAGATCACCTTCACAATTTTGGCCACTGTCGTTTTGCCATGCTTGTACTGGAGAGCGTAGGACGACTCGTTCATGATCTTTTCCACCAGTTTCCGCAGCTGTTCCTGAACGTCACTTGCGGACAGTTCGTAGGCTTTCCACATGGTGCGGGATGGGTTCCCGTACCGGGACGACAGGGTGTTGATCATTTGGGCACCTTGCGGGGTGGTTGATTTGCCTGCCATGTCAAACAGGGTGGCGGTACGGCTGTTCCATTTCATGCCGAAAACGGCCGCCTTTTTCTTTGACCCGGACGTGAACGCTTTGATGGAGCGGGTTTCTTTGCTGGTGCTCCACGGGAGCAGGCTGGTGGCTTCGTCGTTGGCCATGGTGACGGCTTCGCGGACACGGGCACCTCGAGCGTAACGGGACGCTTTGTTGGCTAATGATCGTTCGCGGCCGCCCACGTTGTAGGCACGTTCCCAGCCTGACATGGGGGCATCGCCGGGCAACAGGCGTTTGGCCTCAAGCACCATCGGCTTGGCGATCTCAGCAAAGTCGCGGGTGATCTGACGACGGGTTTTCTTGTCCAAGGCGTTCAGGATCGCCAAGGCTTTCTTGACACCCTGCACTTCCATGGTCGGCCCTGTCATCGCTTCTGCTCCTTGATGATGGCGGCCACGGTCGCCACGTCCTCAAAGTCAAATGGTACATCAGGCGGCCACCAGCCGGTGCTGATTAGCAGTTCTGCTAATGAACGTCGGTAGGTGCCGGGGAGAAAGGGCCGACCGCTTCCTCCGACACCACCTCAAGTTCCACCAGTCGACTGATGAACGAATCAAACTCAACGGGCACGACGACCTTGTCACGCTTGCAACATTCCCACGCCATAAACGCAAGATCTTCCATGCCGATGCCGGACGCAAGGTCACCGGCTTTCTTGCGGTATTTGCGTTCCCATGCGATCACGGTTTGCAGGTTGGTGGTGACCACAAACGGGCCATCACCAATGTCGACCTTCAGGTGCAGTTTCATGTCGGGCCTTTCGGGTTGGGTTTAGATCAGGATTCAGTCCACGCCCAGGTGCCACCGTTGAACGTGATCGACACGGTGGTCAGGTTGCCCATGGTGTAGGCGACCGGCAGCTCTGCCAGGAAGCCGCCGGTGAGGGTGCCGAGCGGGTTGGTGGCCGACGTGGCGGCCGACGATCCCTTGATGGTCACGTTGGTGGTGGTGCCCACCAACGCCTTGAGGGTGGCGTACGTTTCCGACGCGGCGGTTGACCAGTACAGGTCAAGGGTGATGCTGTTGTTCTGCAAACCCTGAACGTACTTGTGGGCGGTATCACCGAACGCGGTCGACTCGAGCTGGTCGTACTGCTGGCTGATGGTGGCCGACGTGCACTGGTCGGAAATGTCGACAGCGTTGATGGTGACGACTGGGTTGGAAAGGTAGGTCGACGTGGCCATGATTACTCCTTGGGATTGTTGCCAGCGTCGGGAGCCGTGCTCTTATTTTTAGCAGATTTGCCACCAGCGGTGTGGGCTTCCTCAACGAAACCTCCGGCGATCAACGCTTCCACGTTGATGCCCTCCACAGGCTCGTAGATTGCTCCCAGTTCGCCGATACGGGTGGAAATGATGCGTAGTGCCATGGTCATCCTGCTTGTGCTTGTAGGGGGATTGTGAGGTCGTAGGCGGGAAATTCTTGGCCGCCGATTTGGATGGATACCGGGCGGCCGTCCATCACGGCCACGTTCTTTTCCAGCAACTTGGCACAGATCGACAGAATGTCGCGGAGTGCGTCAAGGTTGGATGGGCCGAGGCTGAACACTCGAACTTGAAACGTCATCTTGACGATGTTCCCGTTGAACGATTCCCACGACGGTGCATCCAAAAAGACGCAGGGTGGGTTGATCTTGGCGGGGTCGGTGACGACCCGCAGTCCGCTGATCGTGGCGAGCGTGGCGGACAGGTCGTCAATCGCTTCGTTGAACAGGTCGGTGTAGGCCATTTCATGCGACCTGCGGCCTTGAGATGCCGAGCAGTTGTTTGATGAGCGGTGACAGGCCGGTCGTGGGTGCTTGCCCCATGTCGGAGAACGACGCGAACTG